AAGATTTTGTGTTAATTTACGTTTCATGTCAACTTACCTCCCGTAGATTTCTATTGTGCCAGATGTAAACTTATGGCTATCATACAAAGTACTTAATGTTATTCTAGTAATACTTTCTGGGAACCATTTATTCGGCATTGTTGCTGTTCTATACATCTGTGTTGACGCAACATTAAGTCCATATGTCCCGTGATTATTTCCCGTTCTTATCCATGTTTTTCCAACTTTCTTTATGTGCTGAATAGTGTTTTGTGCATTTGTGGATAATTCACCGTTCATTCCATTGAGTCGATTGTTAGTTGCGATCGTAATAAGCAATTGCGAATTAGCCGTTGCTTTTAAATCCTCACAAAGCAGATATAAATCTGTGCAAGGTTTACTCAACTGTATTTCTACAGTAGCCGTTTCTTCCGTTATGCTTGCAGTACCGACAAGCTCATATTCTTCGCTCATTGTGCTTTCTTCCTCACTTCCTAGCGTTCTCCGTCTCTCCATCAACTCACCGCCCAACTCTGGGACGTTAGTAGTCCCTCTAAAATTGATACCTCATATACCTTGTTCGCATCGACCGTAAAGCTACCAATATTCACATTGGATGGATGTACTACTCGTGTAGCTGTTGCACCAGATTTAAAAATGAAATGTACCTCACCAGTTCCCTCACCGATGGTGTATGTAAGACTTTCCATCTCTGGGAATACGTATAGCTTATTCGGTTCGAGCGCTACTGTGGTATCTGTAGACAGCTTCTCGATACGCTCTATACCACCTGTCTCGATTGTGATTGCAAGGGCTTCACTTCCATCGTATGTGTGGGTTCGACCTCCATATGTGATGGTTAGTGCTTGTGGGTTTGGAAGAGTGGTTGGTACTGTGGGAATTGTTGGTTTTCCTTGTAAATCTTCATAGTTGCCGGAAAAATCACTCTTGTCATTCCAACTCTGTTTTTCTATGTCTGTAACTGTTCTGTGTTCTGCATCATCCTGTAAATCGGACAGATTTTTCGGGATTTCCGTTGTATCCGGCAATGCTCCTACTTCGCTTGCTGTATATGTCGGCTTCTCTCTTTGCAACGCCCATTCCGCAAGTTCTGGTTTTCCACGTAAATCTCGATATTCTCCCGAAAAGTCACTCTTTGCGTTCCAAGCTTGTTTCTCTTCCTTTGTAACAGTTTCGTGTTCATCATCCGCTGTTAGTTCTGAAAGTTTCGATGGAATCACGGTCGTACTCGGAAGTGCTCCGACTTCTTCTGCGGTATAAGTAGGTTTTTCTTCCGCTTTTGCCCATGCTGGTACCGTTGGATCCGTCTCTTCTATAGGATTCTTTTCCAGATAGCTTTTTACAGATTTCTCAATCTGCTCCTCGGAAATAGGCTCTTTCTCCAATGTGTCTACTCTGGATATAAGGTCAAGAATGACATCAGCGTGAGTCTCTTCGATCTCTGTATCCGTGTCTATCGTCTCTTTGGCCTTTCCGGTAGCCGGGCGGGTTCTGAACACTTCTACTTTATCTTTGTTTTTCGCTTCTACTGCAAAATATATAGATGTATCCTCGTTTGCGTCAAAGATGTGTTGCTTTAACTCCCACGAAAAAGTGATATTCTCCCCGTCTACATTCACATCTTTTACGGTATACTTCCCTGGCAATCCTTTTGCAGTATAGTAATTTACGAAAATGTAACAATCAGACAGGTCGACATTATCTCCTACGATTTTCGGGCATTTGAAATATTTTCTCTCTATATTGCCCTCTCCGTACACTCCAAAAAGTTGTTCGCTTTTGGGGATTGTAATTTTTCTTGTTGATGGGTCTATGATAAGATATTCCATTTTGGTTCACCTCTTTCCTATTCTTCGTACAATCCACTGTCCGGCTTATTCTGTTCCTGTGCTTCTTCAATCATTGCTTTCGCTTCGCTTTCGGTCATCCCCTCGAATTTCACAAAATACATCCATGCCGGAACCTTGCCCTGTACCACATAGTTCCACCACCGTGCACGATCATCCTCTAAGTTGTATACAAGGTCTTCAAAATCGCATGCTGTTTGGTAGTTCGTTGCCGGGATAGTTCCATTCGCTGTGCCAACTGCGTACAGGATATAGATGATTCTGTGCAGTACTCCGTCATGGTTCTTTCCGTCCAAAATGTTTCGGAATGCCTGGATGGTATGCAGTGTACGTCTATCGTCAGATTCTACCTGTGTTGCTGTCTGTATGCCTTGATTCTGATCGAAAGAGAAATATCCGTTTGAGAATCCGCATTTATATCCTATGACAGATAGTAAGAAGTTAATTCCAGCCACACGCTCAGTTACTAATAACGTTGGAACGTGCTCTTTGATGCTATCTTCGTTCGATCCCATTTCGATACCCTGGATAAATCTTGGCAATTCAATAGAGTGTTTGTCTGCATATTCAATAGCTATCTGCGGTACGTAAGTGATATGTCTGCTATCTTCCGTTTCATCCCCCATCATGTTTAATGCAATGTCAAGCCATCTCAATTCTTCGATACATTCCGAAAACGCCGGAACAGTCAGTGGAGATTCCTTGTCAATCGCATTTGCATAAGGATTTCGCCAGTAGACAAACAGCGGATATTCTAACCCATGTACGTACACTTCCGGCTCAATGTCTTTCCATTCATCTACCCTGTCAAGCGTGATCTCTGTCCCGATCATATCCTTGTTATCAGACTTGAAAGCCTTACTGGATATATGGTATACACGTTCCAGTCCGACATCTTCAAATCTGTGATACTCTGCTTTCGTGTAGTATTTGTCATTTTTTTTGAGGTATGAGAAGAATATAGCTGCTAACGCATCCCCGTCCGTGTTGGTGTCTGTAATCAGAAAGTAATCCGGATCCAAAAATTCTACATCATCACCGTTGCTCTTTACCATCATCCCACAGGTCGCACAGCTTTCCTCTTGTTTCTCCTGTAACGTGTTCATTACGCTATCAAATCTCTTTTTCAGTTCATTATTCCCTGTAATCTGTATATCTGCATTGAACAGTGTGAGGTTTGCTATCTCACGACAGATCACGTTTGAAAACCTTGTCGGCTTTATCCTCCCGGTACACCAATACGGAATACCAGATCGCATGTCTTTATACTTCGACAGGGCAGTATCCATATTAGATGACCGCCCTGTTTCTATCCCGAATATATTTTTTGCATCATTTACCTTAAACACTTTATCCCACACCGCCTTTATCTTGTCTATAATTCCCATCTGCTCACCTTTTCTTACGCACTCTGTCCACGTCTCATAGATATCGGACTAGTAGCATATCTCAACGCATCAATCCAGTGGTCGTTACCGTCCGGATAATCTGCTATCACTTCACCATTGCCATCTCGCTCATGCTCATACTCTATAACCTCTTTGTACAGTCTTGGTGTCCGTCTTGGGTCAATCACCAATGTACGGCATTGCAACCATTCAAACGTATACTTCCGGCTACCCGGTGTCACGATTGCTTTACGTGCCGGAAGTCCGGCATCTCTAAAGTCAACAATACTCTCTTCCTCATCCACTCCACAGTAGATAGCGCAATCATCATATCCCTTTTCTTTTATCTGTCGTGCCATCTCGCTGTTCCTTATTTTGCAACCGCCCAATTCATCCAGTGCGTATACTTTCTGTTGGTTCGGAACATAAGCAACACGCAAAAACGCTTTCGGATCTGGGAACCATCCCCAGTCCTCGCCCTGGTAGATAGATTGCATCCGACTTATCTCTTCATCTGTAATCTCTCTAATCTCCAATAGCTCAAAGATATTTGTGCCAAGTCCTACAGGGATTCCAAGATATTCATGCTCATAAGCTCTCGGATTTGTTGCTTTTAGATACTCAGCATCATCGATGAATTGTTGCCCTAGCCATTCTACCGGAACAGATCTATAATCGCTTTTGTGCCTTAAGCTGTCCGCTCTCGGCTCTGCTACGTACTTATTCGCCCAGTTGCTGTTGCTGATCGGTGGATTGAACGATTTAAAAACAACGAATTTTTCGCCACCACGAAGAACAGACTGTTGTGTCATTCGTACCTCTTCCATTCCGGAAAATTCGTCCAATTCCTCAAACCATAGGTATTTAAAATATCCTTTGCTAATCTTTATGGATTTTGTCTTTTTCGCCTTATCCAATCCACGGAAGATTATCTTCTGTCCTGTTGGCTTATACACATATTGCATAGGACTTAGACTAGATGTCCATTCTTCAGATGCTCCAAGTGCATCTATTCCCCATGCGATTTGTTCAAATACCGATTCTCTTAGCGTATTTCCGACTTTTCGGAACACCACCGCATTTGAATGTATGCCATTTACTGCGTCTTGCATCATTCCAAGTGGTATCTCTGTGCCGATAAAAGATGATTTAGTCGAACCTCGACCGCCAAATAAATCATAATACGTATGCTTTCCATCTATGATATCCCAATGTACACCGTAAAAAGCCGGAGCTATCACATCTGTAAGCTTAATCTCCCCCATCTATGCCCTCCGGCCTTGGAATGTTATTTATGATCGTGATTCCACCAGTATCTTTTTCTTCTCCATCGGCTTTCTCATACCAACGCATGAGTTCACGTCCGGCAGACAGGCGGTCGGAAATAGTAGCGTCGAGGTCGAACTGGTCTTTTACTTCTCCACGCATGACGGAAGAAAAGAACCGGATCACTTCTTCAAGGTCGGCTGTCTTCTCGGTCTGGATCTCTTTCATTCGTTCAGCAATATAGGCTTTCACCTTAACATTTCTTAACAATCTTGCGGACGCTGCTGCTGCTGTAGCATCACTTTTTACATTTTTATACACTGCTTTATAAGCTCTTGTCCCGTTCAGATCAGTCAGGTATTCATCGGCAAACGCTTTCCGCTTCGGAGTGAGTTCTTTTCCTTTCTGCATCTACCCACCCTCTTCCATATATCCATCCATGCTACTCACCGCCCTTGCTTGTTCTACACAGTTTCTTTCTGAGGTTACTGTACCTGTCTGTAATGACATCCAGTGCAATGTTGAGCGCTTGTATTGTTCCGTTCTGTCTGCCGTGTTCTTCTACCAGTCTCTTATTCTTTGCAATAAGTTCCTGTACTTCGCACAGTGCCCGTTCTCCGACAGTTTTTGCGTCTTCTACCTCTTTTTGCAGATACTCATTCTTTTCTTTCAGCTTTTCATTCTTTATGCGCATGTCAATGAGTTTCTTCTGCATTTCTTCTTCACGCATCTTGTCCGCTTTAATCATATCTTCCGTTGCTTCTGCATAAGTCTCAATCATTCTTTCACCGCCCTCCATATATCATTTAAACAATTTACAATCTCTATCTGTGATGCTGTTCGGATAATCTCATAATCATAATATTTCCATTCCCCGTTTTTCTTTCGCTCTAATACTCTGGTAGATAGGATGTACATGATGATAAGTCTATTTTGCTCCACGGAATAAAACTGACTTGTCCCCATCTTAACAACTAATCCTTTTTGCAGTATTGCTTTCTGTAACTTCTTAGCAATGCTATTTAGATTTGCCATACACTCACCTACCTTTTCCGCATACAAAAATAGCACCTCCCACGATAATTACATCTTACCGTCAGAAGTGCTATTTCATTGTCCCCGTTATTTAGTTTTATTTCTATTTTGATACTTATATTTTACCACAAAATGCACATTTTTTCAATGTTCGGTTGCTCTATGTTCATTTCTTTGTCTCTTTTATTTTCTCCATATTGACTTTTTATCTTTTTTAGATTAATATATATCTATCAGCAATCTTTGTTGATTCTCGCGGTTCCATGATTTTCGTGAGTGTCGTTCCAGTCAATGGTGGGACGTTGAGTTGAAAGATGTTAGAATTTAAGAAGAAATTCAGAATCTAGGTATAGCTTTTAGCTATGCCTTTTTTCTTTCATATTCTTTTACCCATTTCTTATACTCTTTCGGTAGATTCTCTTGGTTTTTTAAAATTTGATATGCCCAGGAATCCCCCTCGTAAATCATAAATTGCAATGTATGAATAATTTTCTGAGACGTAATGTATCCCGGTGTTATTGTTGGCATCCAATCCATTTTTTTGGGTGTTGCGATAAATAATTTCGCTTGATCTGCTGGATTGCGAATTCCCTTCGGGTACTTGTCTGGTATATAATCTGGCTCTCCCGTAATCCCGCAAATTCCGTTCTTTTCGAGTGTAGAAATATAATAATCTCTCCACAGTGTGCTTATAGTTCCTCTATCCGTTAATACGGCATAGACTACTTTTTCTCTATATCGAGAATTAAAAAGCATATGCGTTTCTTCCTTGTTTAACGTAGAAAAGATTATCATAAGTTTTTCCTCTGATGTATCTAATTTTTCAGAAACTGGTTTGATATCATAGCGTATGGTTCTTTTGCTCAAGTATTGATATACGCTCTTCGCTACCGGATCATCTACGCTTTCTATATATTCCCTCAACTGCTCCATATATGCTGCATGACGTTTTTTATATTGTGGATAGTCTCCGCATACATATGACATATTGTCGTGAATCGGGTGTGGCGCTATCCCAGATGTCCTACTTTCTGAATCGATCGTACACGGGATGGAACATCTTTCGTTCTTCGTTGCTGTTGCTCCAACGAAATTTCCATATGCATCTATCAAAACTCTGACATCTGGTCTTATTCTGATATGTGCAATCGGAATAACGCTTTCCACTCCAAGTATTTCATATTGTTTTAAAATTTCGTTCCATTCGCCCATTTTTTTCCCTTTATGCAATTTCAATTACTTCTGCTTCTTCAACAATTACTTCGTTTTCGTCATTCCCATAAGAGTAAGAGTCCCCACCGATTATTACAATGTTGTTTCCATCGTAGATAGATGATTCTTCAATAGCTCTTTCGATTATCTCTTTTGCTTCTTCTACATCATCAGTGTCAATCAGTTCAAACATTGCGTATCCACATACGCCGTCCATTTCCTCTGGTTCTTCTGTGTCATATGAACTGCACTCATATTCTTCATTCCACGCAAAGCTGTTTCTGCAAATGTCACCAATTTTATATTCTTCATCCGGGCAACAATGGCGAATTGCTACCACGCTATAATCATTTTTTCTAATTGTTTCTAAGATTTTTTCTACATTCATCATTGTTCTTACCTCCTGTGATGTGTTCCTCTCTTAACTGTCTTTATTATACCATAGTGGTGTCCACTAGTCAAGTGTTTTATTGACTTTTCTTCATATTTTTGATATTATACTTATCGGAAAGTAATGCTTGAGAATGATGTAAAAGTATGGTATGAATTAGGCATTAACTACCAAAAACAGCACTTGACGAATAGCCGTTCGTCAGTGCTGTTTTTCTTTTATATCTCTTCAAACCGTCCAACCCTCGAATTTTCAAATACACCATCAGAAAGTTGTCCGTCAAACTCTTCTTCGCATTCTTCTGCTGTATCTCTTGTGATTCTGATTATCGAATATTTGTTTTTGTCTAGTCTGCGAATTGTTCGAGAAATTCAATCACGTCCGCAACAGTTCCAAGTTCTACTTTTTCACTGTTCGGATTGTCTGAACAATAAAATCTGTCACCATCCTTCC